ACTGGAGTTGCTGCTGCTGGGCTTGTTGCTGGGCACGTTGGGCGCGGATCGCGGCGAGGGCCTGCGGGGCGCGGATCATCCGCGGGTCGAGATTGAGGAGGGACGAGTATAGGTCCAGAGCCATATCGAAATCGATATTATCGATAATAGCCGGGTCGATTCCTCCAAGCTGACCAGCCAGTTGTAGCACTCGTTCGATCGATCCGGCTTGAGCAGCACGTTGGGAGATCGCGAGCATGGAGGTGTATTCGATATTGAGTTCACGACCGGAGACCTCGGGTGGTGGTGGGGGGATTATGCCAGATCGAGACATGATGCCCCAGGTGCGGTCGATCAGCGGGGCGAGGACCTCGCTTTGCAAGCGCTCGATGACGGGGGTGAGCATCATCAGGGATTCGGACTTGCGCATGTCCCATTCGACTGCGGTAATGTTGGAGCGGGTCTCGAATTGGGACGCGACTTGGAAGAGGTTGGAGAAGAAGGTGTCTTTGATGCGAGCACGGACTTCTTGCATGTCTTCGCTGATCGACTTGATATCGGGTTTCCAGTTTCCGTACGCGGGCTTCATTCCGTCGTTGCCGGTGGACATCATGCCTTGGAGGAAGGTCATGCCCCCAGGGAGGAGCGAGGCGGGTTGGTTCTTCAGCTGAACATCTACCACCAATGGTGGATTAATCCCCTTATCAATACCCTGCGCCTTGCGTCGAGTCTCCTGTTGAAGTTGCTTGATATCCGGGAGTGCATCCATGCCGGGCGAGCGCCCGTAGGGATCATTTGCAACCAAATCCCAACGACCAATAATTGCGGCACGTTCATTAAACCCACGCTTACGAAGATAACCACGAGCGGAAGTACCCCCTTGAGGATTTGTAGCGCCACCCCATTCCCAATAAGTTTCTCGGTATTTGAAGTGACTAGGAATACCATACTTCTCAGGATCGGTGTTCGGTTCGATAGCATGGGCGATGATTATCTCGCGGGTGAAGTTTGCGCCGTCTTGGAGATCGTAGAACTGGCGGACCATAGGGGAGGTGGCTTCCCAGCCGAATTCGTCAACGGTCTGAGCGATGGTGTAGGTGAACTCACGGTAGAAGATGACTGGGCGATAGCGGCCGTCGATGTCGACGTAGTATTCGCCGAAGGCGGGGTTGATGCAGTTGATGACGTTGTCGAAGTCCTCGTAGATCAGGAGGACGGCTGTGCCGAAGACGACGAGGTCGAAGTAGAAGATGGCCATCGCGGTGTAGAAGTTGGACTCGGCGAAGACGAGGTACATTAGGCGTTCGCACTCAGCGAGCCAAAGGCTTACCGGGGATGTCTGGGTACTGTCGATGCGGCCGACTTTGAGTTTGAACCACGGGCGAGTCGGGGATGATATGCCCGACATCATACCAGCCGCGAGGTTGCGAGCCGCTAAGGTACCTGTGGAGTCGAGGATGTGTTGATTGATCGGGGAGCCGCGGTTCTGTTGGTTCTGGGTGATTAGCCATTTGTATCTCCTGGGGAGGATGTAGTCAGCGAGCTCGCGTGCGTGGGTCCACCAGGAATAGCGGTTGTTGCGGAGGCCGAGAAGACGGCCTTGCTGGAACTTGCGGAGGAGAAGGTCTTGCTCGGTGACCTTTTCTTGATAGATGCCACTATATGGTTGGTGGAGGTTCACTCCCCGTGCTCCTCGTGATCACCGTGTTCATAGAGATCGCAACAGTATTCATCGGATGGATATGGAAGATGCGGAGAACCGTTCCATTTGATAAAGCCGGGGTTGCCACAGGAGCGATAGCCGGTGAGGTATTCGCAATTGGCACACATCGATCCGCCCTTGGGAATTTGCATACCGAGTTGGTGATCGGGTGGTAGGACCGATGCGGGATCGACTAGGCCCGGGCGGGTGAGGAATGAGGTGGTCATTTGACTACCTGCACGTGTTTGGTAGGTTTGAGCCGACCGGCCTTGGCGAGTGGGTCGCGGCCCCGCGGAACAGGGGATGAGAGTTGGCCCGCACCGTGCATGTCGGCTGCGGCGATGAGGAAGTTGGCCGGATTGATCCCCGCGGAGGCCTGTGCCTGCTGCATTTGATCCGGCGGAAGTATCGGCGCCTGTGGCATCAACCCCTCCCTCGGGCGCGATGACAAACACGCTGCGCGTGCAAAGGCATGGGTTAGTTTCCTATCAATTGTTTACCGCCGAGGTTCCCGGGCGAGGGCAGGGCACTGGCACCGAGGAAGGATGCGGTTGGGGATTTCACGCCGGGTTTCTTGCCGGTTGGGGCAGAGCCGAAGACAGGCGGGGGCGGCACGTTGTTGGGCAAGGTTGGGAGTGCGGCTTGGGGTGTCTTTGGGGTCATGCCGCCTCCATGTGTTTGGCATCGAAGGGGTTGTATTCGGAGATATGGATTTCCTCGCGTGGACCTTCACCGCCGGCTCCGCGATGGGCTGCGAGGGGTCCGCCATAGGTCAGGGCAAGGGCATCGAGGTCGTCGAGGTTGAGGCCTGGGTTGTCTTCCATCAGGTCTTCTTTGGAGACGAGTTGGATTTCATCGTTCTTGTTGAAGGTGTATTTGATCGCGAGCATGGCAGTGCGGAGATCGGGATCGGCGGGGAGCATTAGGGTGGGGAGGGCGCTTCGAAGGGCTCCATACATTGCGGCTCGCATGTTGGCGTACTTTTCGCCGGAGTTGTTGTTGTTGGTTCCGGTTACTGAGTCCTTTGCGCCGAATTGGATTTCCCAGACAAATAGATGCTTGGCACGACACTGATCCACAACGCCGCCGCCAACGCCACCGCCGTCAATAAAGATACCATCAGGATGCCACTGAGTCCAACAATCAAACACCCAGTTAGCAAGCTCCACAGTGTTGATTCCATTGAAGACCTTTCGTTCGATGGTGCGGGCGTCGCGGCCCTTGCGGGGGAAGATAACCGAGTTGTTGCGCCCGTAGCGCGCAACATCGACCCCCATTGCAAGCGGGGTCTGGGCGTCTACGTAGACAGAGCGATCAGGGGACATTGCGGCATCGATTTCGGTCGCGGAGAAGAATTCCATCAGACCGAGGCGAGGGAACTGGCCGAGGATGCGGATGCGGGTGTAGTCGGAATCGATGCCGTAGGTTTTTATCAGGCGTTCCTGATAACGATGATCGGTGATCGGGACGGTGCGCGAGTCGACTTGGGTGCAATGCCAATGCTCATGGTGTTGACCACCGTCGAAGCATTCACGGAAGCGGCCGAAGTTACGCGTGGGGTTGCCGAAGACCAACCAGATAAGTTGAGTGTCCGCATCGGTCAGGGCTCCCTCCGCGGTTTCCCAGATGATGTCCTCGATCTCGGAGGCTTCGTCGAAGACAAGGAGAAGGCGCTTGCCTTTGTTGTGTAGGCCGGCGAAGGCTTGCGGATTGGTCTTGGACCAGGGGATCATATCGATCCGCCAAGTGCGCTCGCGCTCGGGGTCTTTGGAGACGAGGGAGGTGGCGTTGAGGGTGAAGAACTCGCGGGCGAACCAGCAGAGGTTGAACCACTTGCCGAGTTCGGCCCAGGTCTTCGTTTTCAGTTGTGTCTCGGTATTGGCGGTGATCACCCCGCGGCAGTCGGGGAAGGTCATGAAGGCCCAGAGGATGAGTTGGGACACGGTGGTGGATTTGCCGATGCCGTGACCGGATGCGACGGCTTCTTGGATCGCACCGTCGAGAGAGATCAGGCCAAGCTTGATTCGCTCCATCAAATCGCGGGCCCAGGGCATTGGGCCGTCGAAGGCTTCGAGTTGGGAGCCGGGCTCGCGCCAGGGGAAGGCGTGCATGACGAAGGCGAGGGGGTCATCGCGGACTTCGGAGAGCCAGACGAGGAGTGATTCCTGCCAAGCCGAGTCGGGGGAGAGCGTCGAGACCGGAGAGCCATGCCAGGAAATCCGATCGAGCATCTCCCCCTCCTCTACATCCGCCGCCGGAAGCCAGCACGCGGGGCGGAATTGGCGTCTCGGGAGGGGGTTTCACCCTCATCCATCTGGCGTTCCGGGCCATGCTCTAGTTGAGCTACCGAGACAGGGGCGTCGATA